CTGATCTTCTAATGCCATATCGTTTCCTTATTATTTTAATATAAATATCGGTAACAGTAAAAAAGGTAGAGCCGAAACCCTACCTTTTTGTATCATAATGCAAATCCTATTCTGGGAAAGAAGCACCTGTGGGTTGAATATTGAAATCCAACACTATAAATTCTGCGGTTCTGGTTGGTTGCAAGAATATTTGTCCATATAATATATTCTGATCAATTAAATCTGGTGTGTTATTTGATTCATCCATTACTACTCGGAATGCATATAAACCTTGTTGCGATTTAACACTTTCTAAATATGGATTTGCAATTGATAAGAATCTATTTCTAGTTGCATCTGTATTTTGTTCGAATACTAAATATCTTGTTGCTGATGCAATAAATTTCTTAACTGTTATTAATAATCTTCTTACATTTACTCTATCTAATGCCGATGGTCTAGCTTGAAGTGTTTTTTGTCCCCAAATACAAACACCTTCATTAGGGAAGTTTGCTATTGGATTAACTTTATTTGCATAAAGTGTATCTCTTTGTCCGTTATTTAATGAAACTGGAACAAACTCACCTGCTGTTCCGTCTACATAACCGACACTAGTTGCGTTTTGTACGATACCTCTTTGATACCCTGCTGGTGCAAACCATTGATATGCCACATTGTCATTGAATGCAAATGTTCTTAATGCAATATGAGAAGCCGGTACAGCCACACTAGCACCATCTAAGTTTGTTGTTAAACCTGACGGATAGTGTACTGAAACGTATGGATTACTTGCAATAAGTCCATCTTCACCGTTTTCACTTGCGTTATTGGCATTGGTTGACCAGTTTTTAATGCTGGTTGCATCTGATTTTAATCTCATTGGACTATCACCAACAATAAATGCGACTTCTTTCTTATCTGTATTAAGAGTAACCATCTCATCTATTAATTCTGGATATCCAGGAGAGGAAATCAAGTTATAGAAATTAACTTCACTTCTTATTTCGCTATTGTTTGCTATTGCGGCCTGCAATGATTGTACAATAACTTTTCTCTGTGCTTTTCTACCCATGTAAGGTGAACCGTCTGCTTTATTGCCTGACTCACTTACCCATACATTAGTTAATGTTCCACCGCTGTATGCATATGATGTGTAGTATTTCTTAACGTTTTTACCACTGGCTCTAAAGTTCCATGCTAAAATACCAAATGGTACTGTTGCTGGACTGATTGCGTCTGCGTCAACAGATGCTGAACCATATGATGCTAAATCTAAGAACTGAATACCGTCTGCAGACACTTGGTCTGTGTTATCAACTAGTATCCATGCACTTGATTTTCTTTTGTAAATTTTTGGATAGTTTTCCAAATCATCTGAATCAACCCAAAGGTCGCCGTCCACTAAAGAACCGCCATCGCTTTGTGTTGTAGGCTCACTCGCCGCTACGTTTACATCGTAGTCTGCTGAGTATTTTGTCCATGTTGCAGTTCCGCCAACATTTTTGTTGTACCAAATGTCAACTGCTGAACTACTGTCATACCAAAGTTTACCTGTTATTAAGTCACCTACTGGTGCTGAAGTACCAAATTCATAGTTTTTACTATCAATTGATGCAACTGTTCCAGATACGTCTGCAACTTTAAAGTTACTGTAATTACCAGTAGCAATGTTTAAGTTTGTGAACACGTTAAATGCTACACCACCTACACTACCATTGAAAACATCAATGTCTTTACCGTCACTAGCAACGATTGTGATTTTACCAGATACATTTGATGCTACAACATTTGTAGCACTTCCTGATGCTAATGCATCATTTATATCTTGAACCATGTCGTCAACACTTACATTACCGTCGCCACTTGTATCAGTATTAAATCTAACATCAATGTTTGATGAACTATTATTAATTTTTATTCTGATACCGTAGTCTGATCCGCCAGTTTGTTGTGTTATTGCTGTGTCGCTTATTGCGGCTGAACTTTGTACTTGTAAACTGCTTTGACCATTATGTCTTCTTAATGCAAATCTACCATGTACATCTGAATCAAGTTTATTACCTGAATCGTACTCTACAAAGAAAGTACCTGCATTAGGTGTAGCACCAATACTTGTACTTGCATAAGCACTTGCTGAATTGGCATAACCTTCTGCTGTTGTACTGACCCATGAAGCAGTAGATGTGTTATAAACTTTAAGTCCATATTTTAATCCACTTGCGGCTGATGTTGTTTGTACAATTAAATCACCACTTTGAAGAGCACTACTATCTTTTCGTGCAGTTGGTCTGTTTAAATGTGTAACAAACTGACAGTCTTTACCAGTGTTTGCTTGGAATGTACTTGCATCTGTAAACTCATGCCATACAGATGATGCTTTGTAGAAATATACTACTTCTGCGGTTGCTTTACCGTTTTGATCTATACCTAAGATTCCAATGTCTCCAGTTTTACCTACTGATGGTTTTGGTACGCCACCGGCAGTAATTTCATCTTTTGAAAAAATCTTAGGGTCTGTTTTTTCTACATACTTGGGAATAGTCCCAGATGTGTCATATGTAAAGATACCCCACTTAGTAGCACTTGAGTCTACCCATATTGTTGCATTTGCCGGGGATTCCGACGGTGCACTTGACAATGGTTTTAATTCATCTAAGTCTACATCTGCTCTAAGAACGTATGCTCTTGAAGCCAGACCTAGAAAACTGTGTGCGGCTAATAAACCGTACTCGTTTAATTCGTAACCATGTTGTGGAGTTCCTCCTGTGCTGTAGAATTGTGGATTTCCGTATTGCTGTAACAATTCTCTTTGACTTGTAATTAAGTAAAGTTGGTTATCTGACTCTGCTTTAGAATAAGGTGCTAGACCTGATCCATCGGGGTTAGATTTGTTCTTTGCTGTTGCGATTACAATCAAAGGTACTGTTCCAGGACCTCCAGGCGAATAAAACGATTCGTCTGATACTGAAATGTCTACACCAGGTGATACTAATGTTGCCATATTTTTCTCCTATAATACCTTGTTTGGTTACATGTATTTATTAAAAAATGCAATAATCATGGTATTATAAAAATAACTATTCAGTAATTTTTAGGAAAAATGATAAATAAGACCTTAAATTATCTCTATGGTATTTTCAGTGAATATTTCTGGTTTTGTTGGAAGTTTTTCTAATATTTGATCTATTTGTTCAAAAAGTTCTTCTTTTGTGCTATTATTTTTTACAGTAAAGTCAATGTGACAGCCGATCCAATCCCATTCACTGGCGTGAATCTGTTTGAAATCTCTATTCATTATATGCCTTGCTACTGCATCGCCTTGATTGGCCTTTAGAGCAATTTCATACCATTCTGGTTTTTCTTCTCTTTCAACAAGAATAATTGTGCCATTCATAGCCTGTATAATTTTTACTTCGTTTTGAAATCTGCAATCACTGATAACAACACACTCGTTTTGATGATGTAGTTTTTTAACTCTGTATTCTAAACTGCTGATCCAAATATTTTCATTGAAATGATTACGCATTACATCTGTGCCTATTAATTGTAATGCTAACCTAGGTGTAAAATTAGATATGCTTAATTTTTTGCTCCAAAACATATCAACAGTTTCTCTAAACTGTCTGCTTTCGTCTGTTTCACCTTCTAGTAAATCTCTATCCCAGCCAAATACATTTGCACATAAGTCTTTTAGTGGGCCTGCGAATGAAGTTGGAATGCAACCTTTAGTTGCCAAGTATTGTGCTACAGTATTTTTACCTGATCCTATATTACCTAATAATCCTATTGTGTTCATTTATCCTATAACAAAGCCGTAATTTTTATTTCCTTCTTCCATATTAATTATTGACGTTAGTAATCTTTCTTTCTCAGTCATGGCCTCTTGCTTTAAAGCCTCGCCATTTAATTGCACTGAACCTTGTGGTCCTGGTAAGCCTGAACTATATTTACTTCTTGCTTCACCGAGCATCATTTTTGCTTCTGCTAATGCCCAATCTGCCATCCAAGGTCTAGAATACTCATTCTCTAATAAATTTTGTTCTGGTACTAAATTAGAAATCTGTATCATTATGTCTTCTGTTATAGATATCTTACGCAATAATTTTAACACTTTGGTATTTGTGTTGAATGTAAAGTCGTAATCACCGCCAAATATTCTGTTAAGTGTTTCTTTGTATTGGGTAAATGCATCATAGTTGGCTAGACCGCCAACAACACCTGCATTGATTAGATATGTGTTTTGAAATGCTACATCAAACGGATCAAAGTTTGTGCCTGTTCCTATATTACCACCACCAACACCTCTACGATATACTTTTCTGATATTTAATACTTCACCTGGAAGTGTGTATTCTTGTACATCTGGTTGTGTTTGCAAAAAAGCATAACTTTCTTCAACAGCGGAATCACTTCTACTTCTTAAAGTCTGTATTGCTCTGTCTATTGCTAGATTGTAGTGTTCTGGATCTAATTCCACATCGATCATTCCGTCACCTAATCGTAACTTGATCTCTGTAATTAGTCTATCTCTAGGGGTTTCTGTTGCACTCATACAACTATTTATCAAAAAGTTCTTAGTATGATTGTGTGCTCATTAAATCTACCGTTCATTTTAGTAGGGGTTGTAGTAAGTTCTTCAAATGATTTTTTACATTTCATTTTGCCTGCATCAAATCCTTTAATCATTTCTGCTGGTTTTCTCAAAGTTTTTTGTATGCTGGTATCTTCGTCATAGTCTTGTAATGTTGTTCCTTTTACCATAATGCCTGTACCAGGTCTTTGCATGTTCTTAGGGTCAATGTTTTTTGCACGATATACACCTATTTTTCTAGTTTTAGTGTTGTATATCCAAACTTCATTTGCGTACACAATGTCTGTTGGGTGCAAACTTGCTAGTCCTAGTTCAGGAAAGTTTACTGCATACTTTAATTTCTTCACGATAGCCTCTTTAGACCGTGCCTTAGGCTTACGAGCCTTGCGTGTAGTGGCTTTTGTTGCTATGATAGTATCACAAGCAGTATTAATCGTTTCGTAGTACTGTACGAAGGCTTTACGCATTTTAGCATCGAAGTGGCTGTATGCTTCTTTTAGTTCTTCGTCCTTCCATTCTAATACTTCTAGTGCTTCGGCATGTTGAGCCGCAAATTCTTCTTTTATAATTTTAGCATGTGGGCCTTTAATTTCAGGTTGATATGACATCATCATTTTATAAGGATCAAAATCTTTAATTGTTTTAGAACCGTCAACCATCTCGTCTAAGAAGCCTTCGATATTACCGCATAAATCACTTACTTGTTCTTTCATTCGTTCTTGAATGCTGATTACAGGCTTTGCTAATTTTTGCTCAATTTTTTCAACCTTTTCTTCTAAAGCCTTTTTGCCACGTGGTAACCACTCTTCGTTTTTACGTTTTTCGTAGTGTTCTCTTAAATGGTCTGGCATATAACCTAATTTGTGCCATACAAAAATTGTGCTAATGCATGAACTAAATGTCCAGTCTGGATTTGCTAAAATAATCTTTACTTCTTCTGGCGTCCATCCTGTGTGGTTTTTAAGCCAATCTTTTACAATAGGCAGTCCTTTAGTTTTACTAACCTCTGTCCTGGCAAAATATTCGCAACTGCGAAATGCTTTTACCTGTTCTTCTTTATCCGTTACAAGTTTAAGAGTCTTCCAATCAGGCTCTGTTGTAACATATATAGATCTCTGTGTTTTCTTTCTAGCCATACCAATAATTACTCAATTTTAAAACTATATATAATATTTTTGGCAAAAAGGGTGTCAAATAAAGATTTATTATAAAATAATATCGTCTTTTGTCATTTCAATGTATCTTACTTGAGGATCTCTTTTACGTGGTTTACCCAAAGACCAAAACTTCTCATACATAAAACTAGCACCAAGTTTGATGCCTGTGTCTATGCCGTCTTTGTGACCAATATTGTACGAAGTGTAACCTACACCTATAATACAAATACCAAATATAATGTATTCTGCAATTTCCATGAATGTATAATAGCAAAAAAATAATCAGTTGTCAATCTGATAAATACAGTTATGCCTAAAATTAGTTTATGGAATCCAGTCAAAAGAAACGACTATAAGTTTGTCGGTGGTATTGTAGCGGAGAATATTTATGCTGGTGGTACTGGGGTAAATGTACACAAATACTTAGGTGTTCACGATCAAGGGGACACTAAAGACTTCACGCAACCACAACAAGGTAACAATTACGGTTCAGACGGCGATCAAAAAACTGGTGAAACATTCATACAGGATGTATTATTTTTAGAAAATAGAGACAGAAAGTATGATGATGACATATATGAACTCAGAGGAACATATACTGTAAGTGATTCAGACTTTGATTTAACACAATTTGGTATGTTCTTACAAAATGACACATTGTTCATCAATTTTCACATTGATACAATGGTATCAACTATAGGCAGAAAACTTATGGCAGGCGATGTTATAGAGTTACCTCATATGAGAGATGATTTATTACTCGATGAACGCAAAGATGCCATAAACAGATTTTATGTAATTACAGATGCAAGTAGGCCTTCAGAAGGATTTGATCCAAATTGGTGGCCTCATATGTGGAGATGTAAATTAGGTCCAATAAGCGACAGTCAAGAATACAGAGATATTATTGGCTATGGTGATGAAGAAGACGATTTACGAAATATCATCAGTACATACAAAGATGAAATTGATATTTCAGATGCTATTATAAAACAAGCAGAAAATAATGTTCCACAGGATCCTTATTATGCCGCAGGTACTCATTTATTTGTGGATGAAACTGCCAAAGGCAAACCATTTATAGGAACTATAGAAGGTGCACCAAATGGTGCTACACTATTGGGTAGTGGAATAACATTTCCATTAGCCGCAGTTGATGGTGATTATTTCTTAAGAACAGACTTTAATCCTAGTAGGATATTTAAGAAATCAGGCAATCGTTGGGTCAAAGTCGCAGATGACAGTAAGAGAGTGTTCTCGAGTGCAAACAGAATACTTGATGGTTTTATAAATAACACGACAGAGACAACAAACACAGATGGTACTGTAACTA